AGTTCATTGCGCACTGCTTGCGTCATGCGGTTAATCGGGAACACCAACTCTTGCTGGTAGAAGATCGTGCCGTTTTCGGTCGAGGCGTTGACAGTTTCGGTGAACTGACCAGCGCCCTTCGGTACTTCGTATTTGTAAAATCCTGATGCAGGGAAAGTGCCAGTGACAACGCCCGAACCATCTACAACGATGGTACCAGTGACGCTGTTAAAGGCGATGAGGCGTACCTCCGTGATGCCGCCCACGTTGTCGCGGCATCCTAATTTATATCCAGTTGTTAAAGCGCAAGGCATATCTATATCGTTTAGTTATTGACAAAAGAAAAGAAGCGGGGAGGGTTGCCCCTCCCCACGTCATCATCCTGCAGGTGTAGTCGCGTTAGACGCTTTATACAACACCATCTGTTCAGGGAAGGCAAACTGCACACCGTACTTAAACGCTGCTTGGAAGCGCACTTGGTCATTGTCGTAAGATGCCCAAATGCGGAATTGGTCTTCGTCGGAGAGCAAGTCCGTGCCGTAATACAAGTTCTCAAGCGATGTAGCAACGATCCTGCGCGTGTTGTTCATGCCATTCACCGCAACGACTTTCAGGTTCGTGCCGGGGAAGAACATCTCGCCGTTGCCAAGCTGCCCAAGATCGCCCTGATACAGGTTCAACCCTACCAGCTTGTTAGCTAACAAACGATACACGTCCCATCCGCAAAAGGCAACAAGGTCAGGCTTGCTGACGATCGCAACAGGGATGTTTTGATATACGTTTTCAAAAGCCGAAACGATTGTCGCATCGCTGAACGCAGCACCTGCCAATGATGACACGATAGACGCTGATGCCGTGGTTTTCTCCATCAGGTGCAGAAGTCCTACGGTCTTGTTCAGCGTAGCGTCACCGCTTATTGTAGCCGACCCTCCAGTCCATCCCGACGCGCCTGTCGCCGATGTCGACTGCCAAATAGCAGTCTCGATGTTAGCGGCGATCTTCTTCGCCTTCTGCGTTGCGAAAGCCTGCTCAAACGGCACACCTTCATAGTTGCTGCCTTGCGAAAGCTGGGTGGCAAGCCACTTGGTTTCCAGTTCGCGAGGACACAACTCCTCTTGTACCTTGACACGCGCAACGCTGATGACGCGCTGGCTGAACGTGGTTGTGCCGTTAGCGTTCCATGCGCACGCTGTGGCAGATTGAAACACGGCGTCGGTGTCCATAAGGTTCAACGCCTCTTGATTTTTCACGCCCACGCGCTTCTGCATGAGCGACTGCGTTTTCGCGTCGAAAACGGCAGTGGTCAACAACGGGAGCTTATTCTGCTCAACGTAGTCGGTTAGTCCTCCAATTGAAAATGACATAGTTTATTTTTTAAGGGTTTTTAGGGTTTCATTCAATTCTGCAAGACGGCTGGCGCGGCTCATCTTCACGGATTCAACGACGGCGTCACTTGCTCTTTTCTTCGGCGCAGCGGTAGGCATCTGCGCCAACGCTGATAACGCCGCGTCAATGGTGCTGAACCTCGCGGCGTTAGCTTCAACCTCGCCGCCCATCTTCGCCATCATCTCCTCGACCTTGGCAGCCAAAGCAGCGATAGCCGCCTCCATAGCTTGCATCCTCTCCTCATGCGGATCAGCAGGCATCTCTTCGCCTTCAGGTGTCACTTCAATCTCTACCTCTTGCGCCTCAACAACTTCAGGTGCCGGTGCAGGTGCAGCGTCGCCGATCTCGACAATCTTGCCGCCCTCGGTCGTCACCACGCCAACTTCAGGGATGCTATGTGCGCCATCGGGAGCAGGCAGCAGTCCCTCTTCGGTCACGACGTAGACGAGCGTGCCAACGGCCAACTCGCCATCGACGCGGATCATCGTGCCATCCTCCAACTTGTAGTCGCTGAACGCCAACGGCGCAGCGGCTGGTGCCGGCGCAGCGGAGAAGCTACGCAGCACGCGGGTTAATTCTGAAATTCGATCGGATAGGTTCATAGTGTTAAATATCGTTTGGTTTGATAGTATGCAAAAAACTTTCAAAGGCTTGGGCAAACTCCGCCATCGCCACCTCTATCTCCGTATCCGTCGGCTGCATCCCGAAGTAGCCTTCAATGCTGAACCCGGTGAACTGGTCGCGATCCTCCCACACTTTGTCGTTCTCAACTTTGAACGATCCGAACCAACTGCCATCCTTCGCATCCTCGTAGCCATTCGGTGGGTTGATACCGCGTTCCCTGTCAATCAGGTAACTCTCGAACATATAGACGCCATCAATGGCGGTGCTATGTTCAGCGTTCACGTTGTGCTGGTTGCCCTGCTTAAAATATTTCTGCACCATCTTGCGGATCGTCTCCTTCTGGAAGATCACGAAGTACTCGCCCCTTGTTTTGTCGCGGCGTATGATCGGCGTATCTGCCAGCATCAACGGCCCTGTTAGTACGCGCTTTTCGCCTGTTTCGGTGAATCGCATCTTCTCCTTGCTGAACGCCTGAAATGGCCGCTCAATCGCAGGGGATTCAACGAGTGCGACGTAGCTGACGCCTTCGTCAACTTCATCAATGGTCATCAGGTAAACTGGTAGTTCCATAGCGTTAAATATCATCAGTTACCTAACTGTGCAAATTCGCTGATCCTACGCAAACGCCCTGACACTGTGCGCACGTCGGATTCGACGACATACGCGCGCATACCTTGACCTTGCCCTGCGCCTGCACCTTCATTCGGGTTGGTTAGCTGGCTATTCGGGTTCATCACTCCGCCTCCCGATGCGAAGCCTCCTGTCGTTGGAGGTGCTGATCCGCCGCCGCCTGTGCCAGCTGTGCCGCCTCCGCCGCCTCCTCCGCCGCCGCCAGTGATGCTCCTGACCTGCCCGATGCTCGTCGCTGCAATAGCTGCGATGCGTAGGCCAGCGTTAATCTTCGCCATCGTGCTTAGACTTAATGCCTGCGTCACGCCAGCAGCACCAGCTGTCAAAGCGTTGGCAGGGTTAAGCGCTGCGTTGGCGTTGATGCCTGCCAGTTCCTTCTGCAAGTTTATAACAACTTGCGCTATTGCCATGCCTTTCTCCAACGCCAGCGCCGCCAACATCACTGCCTTGCTCTTGCCTCCCAGTGATCGCATAATCTCAACGATGCTACCCGATGCGGTGTTGTAGAACTGAACACGCGCCTCATTGTACGCCTTATCCCGCTGCAAGTCCTCTTGGCGTAGCTTTTCGCGCTCTGCGTATAGCTCATCTTCAATTTGTATCTGATAGTCCAGCTGCGCCCTCTGCGCATCTAACTCCGCCTGATCCGCTGCATCTTGCTGCTCTTGAATCTTGGCCGTGCGTTCAGCGCGCAGTTGCGCTAACAATAGGTTGGTCGCCTCCTCGTTGCCCTGAACCTTGGCGAGGCGCTCTTCATAGCTGGCGTCAATCTGCTCCAACTCGCGCTCGTTGGCAGATAGGCTATTCTCCAGCAACACCTGCCTGCTGTCGGCAATGATGCCGTCAATTTCCTTCTGCTTTGCGGCGGCAGCTTCCCGCTCCTGCTCCTGTTTCCGCCTGCGCTCTTCAACGGCTTTCTCGCGCTCTTGCTGCCTCTTATCCGCCTCTTTTGCGGCAGCGTCCTGCTTTTCTAACTCTGTCTTTTTAATATAGCTTTCATACTGCGCTCGCAAGACGTTATGCTGATGCCGCGCCTCCGCCATCTCTTCCTCATCCTTCGCATTTTGCAGTCGCTTCCTGCTGATGTCGAACTCCATCACAAAGACCTCCGCCTCGGTAGCGCCGCGCTCCTTGGCGATTTCTGCGGCACGCTCCATCGACTGAATCTGACCGTCAAGGTTCTCCTTCACCTTAATGCCCAGAAATCCCTTGACCGCTGCCGTCAGTTTGTCGAAGTTGGCGATCAGCAAGCCAATGGCTACCACCGCCGCGCCGATGCCTGTCGCTATGAGCGCCAAGCGGAACGCCTTCATTGCCCCTGTGCTGGTGCCAACTGCCAGCGCATAGGCACGCTGCGCCGCCGCGTTCAGGTTGACCATCAGCGCAGAATCTTTATTCAGCGCGTTGGCGACAGCCGTTGCACCATTGACCAACGCCAGCGCCGCCTGCACCTTCATCATTGCCTTCTGCACGTCCTCACTCTCCTCGCCGAACAGCGCGGCTGCACCTTGCGCAACGGCGAAGCCGCCTGCGATGCCTTGAATTGCAGAGGTGAACGTGTCCAGCGTCCTTGTGTCCGACGCTAGCGCCTTGACCTGTGCGCTTGTGTCACCGATAGCGTCCTTCAGCGATCCTGCCTCGGCAGCCATCCGCCGGAACTGGTCGGTGTTCTTCTGGCCCGCCGCTTCGAGGTCAAGCATCTGCTTTTGCAAGTCGCGGAGGCGCGCCTTTGCGGACTGCGTCGCTTTCTGGGTGTTGTCTTCAGCCTTAATATTGACGTTGACATCTTCATCTAATTCTGCTATCGCATCTTGCGCAACAGCGACGCCGCCGGCAACGTCTTGAAGTGATGATGTGAACTTGTCCAATGTCTGCGTGCCAGACGACAGCGCCTTCACCTGCGCGCTCGTGTCGCCAATAGCGCTTCTTAAAGATTCTGCCTCGTTAGACATACGCCGAAACTGATCCGTATTCTTCTGCCCAGCCGCTTCCAGATCAAGCATTTGCTGTTGCAATTCACGGAGGCGTGCCTTCGCCGATTGCGTCGCCTTCTGGGTGTCGTCTTCGGCTCTGACCTTGACGGTGATCTCTTTGTCTACTTCTGCCATTACTTGCCTTTTATTGGGTTGACGATTTGCGGGTAATACTCACCTTGCACCTCCGCGTTGAGGTTGTAGTTGCCAACAGGGTTGACAGACTGCGCACTGAACTCGGCGAGGTTTAAGATGCGGCGCAGCGTCACCCGGCACATGACGTTCTGCCCGATCCTGTAATCTTTAATTTCAAGCAGCCGCCACTTGATGCCGTGCCAGTAAATCGGGATGCGGAAGTCAAGCGTCGCGATGTCGGTGACCGTCAGCAGGAATGTTGCCTCAACCTGCATCGCCTCCTTGCTTGCGATTTCTTCAATGTAGTTGCGCCAGTAGGTGTTGAATAGGTTATTGTTCGTATACGGCGTAAATCCTGCCTGACCATCCGGTAAGGCGAAGTAAAGCTGCCGCGGCATACCAAACGCCAAGTCCTGACTTGGGTTGTATGGGTTGTCAACGTGGCCGATATAGGGCAACGTGTCACCACTCACCCAGCTGCTTACCGTGGTCTTGAAGCCATCAATCCAAAGCCACGTTTCAACGCTGCCACTTGGCGACGGCTGCATCTTGACGTAGTTGTACTGCGCCAGCCTGTACCCTGTCTTCATCGTACGTATGCTGCCATCCGCTTCCACATCCCACGTCCTGCCCATGACGATGTTCGTGCGATACTGCGCAGGGATGACTGTCGCCGCCTTTGTTTCGATGACCTGCTCGCCACGTCCGTAGAAGTTGTCGGTGTCGTATTGCCTCGATCCATAGCCTGTCTGCCACGTGTTTCGGTACTGCTTGGAAAGCGCCTCGCCACCATCGCGGTAGGCAAAGGTGAAGCGCTTGCGGAGTTCAGGATCGCCGCATATCATCGTCATCTCCGCGTTCTCGTCGGACTTCTGCGACCAATCAACGACGCCGCTGGAGTAGAAGGTAGTCCACGGCTCAATGTAGATGAGTGACGGATCTTGCGGCGACTGGTAGAAGTACAGGTTAAACATCTTCTGCAAGTCGGCAAGTAGGTCAATCTGCAAGGTATCGGCAGGCAGCGCCGTGCGCATGTCGATAGATTGGCCGACGACGGAGAAGCGCTCCAGTAGGTTGATCTGCAACGTGCCGGCGTCCATCGTTGAGCCTGCCGTGTCGCAGTCAATCGTTATCTTCAACGTGCCAGCCGCCGGGAAGATGAGAGTCGCGTCAAGGGATAGAAGCCGCTCCGTAGTGCCAATCGTTTCGGTGACCTGAATGTTGTTGCCATACTGATCCTTAAGCACATTTCCGGCATTGTCCTTGGCCGATATGATAAACGTAGTCGGATCAGCGCCGCCAGTGAAAAGGCCTTCAAAGCGCAGTCGATATATGCCTATATATTGGCTGCTGCTGGTGTAAAGGCCAGTCGTAGTGTTGACCTTGCCGTCGCCACCGTTGAAGAATGGATCGCCAGTTTCGTCAAAGATTATCGTCTTTTCTTCGGCCCCATCCCACGTCACTAACTCGCTGCCAACATAGCACTTATCCGAGGCGCTGACATACGCGAATGCGTCGCCCGCGTAAGGGATGACCATACGCTCAAACTCCGTGGTGTCAAAGAAAGCCGAGTGATAGCGATAGCCGTGCTGCGCGAAAATCAAGTCAACCATCTTCTTAACCCAAATGTTTGGACGCATCAGCTCAATCGGGATCAGCCTATCGAAGATTGGCGTGATTGAACTGAACAGCGGCGCAAGCGGTCCTAATGGGTTGCTGACGTCGTAGCAGTGGAAGTGGCCAGCGGCGTCAATAATGCCGTAAACATATCCGCTCGCATCGCTGTAACTGTCATCCCAAGTGCCTGTGACCAGCGACACGCTAAAGGTGTGGTTCATGCCTGTCACTCCCACCGTGTCGACAAGCTTGACGTCAGCCATGTTGCTAAATAGCGCAACCTCCTCGCCGTAGATGGCGACCTCATAGGTCGCTTGGTTCTTCATGACCGTCATCGACAACAGCTGCATAGTGCCAGCGAATACCTGAACGCCGTCACTCCACACCGCGCACTTGACCTGCTTGTTTGGCGTGAAGCCTCCGACGAAACTCTGCACGTTGTAGGCGTGGCGAAACGCTGCGTCGTTGCCCTTCGTAGATGGCAACGCAATCGTCTTGCTGAACGCACCCTTGCGCTTGGTGACGTCAGCCAAGTCCTGAACGCTGAATGTGACCGCAATATCGGTGTCGCCAGAAACGTCAAGGTCAAAGCCTGTCGATGGCGCATCCGCGTCCGGGTAGCAGACGAACTTCACGTTACTCATAGCGCGGTGTTTTCATAGCCCACCTGAACGTCAACGCTGATCTGCTGCAACTTATCAACGACACGCTTGCGGACGTTGTAGGTGTCCGTCTTGACTACCACTGGAACGAGCTGCGTGCCAATCTGAATCCAGCACTCCGGTGAGTAGATCATCTCTTGAAGCCAGCTGAACTCCGCATCGGTGAGCCAGTCGCTGTTCAGCGTGTAGGTGTCGCGGTAGGTCACCGACCACTGCTTATCATAGACGTCATCGCCGTAGACGCTGGCGTTGTAGCCGTAGGTCTTGCGGTCAACATCGACGCGCTGCCTGTTCATCCGGGTAAAGGTGTAGCCGTCAATGCCGCCGTACATGTTGCGGAAAAAGACACGCAGGTCGTTGTATCGCTGGCAGTTGTCGATGACGTAAGTGTATGCAGCGGTTCGGCTGAACGCGCTTGTATTCGTGCCTGCCGCGTTGAAAGTGACCAAGACTGCAATCTTGCCTCCATTCGCTGGGAAGTTGACACTCCCTGCGTTGCCGTCGGAACACTGCGACGAGGTTAAGTTATAGACGCCATAAGGACCAGCGTTTATGATGTTGCTGATCGTCGACGTGCTGCCAGTCACCAGAAAGGCTGCACGCGGCGTGCCATCGTCGTAGGTGACGCGCAATGCAATCCCCGACACATTGGAAAGCACGCCGATGAAGTCGCTATCACCCGATCCAAGCGTTGAAGTCACTGGCCTGTTGCTGAACGTCTTAATCGCTGGCGTGTCACCCGACACCGTCGCAGCTATGTACGCACTCGGCGAGTAGGCCGCGTAGTCCTGCTGGCGAAACGCCGCCTGCCACGCGATAAGCGACGCTGATGCTGTGCCGCCTGTCGCCACCGTCGGAGGCGAGCCGAACTCCTCGCGGAAGGTCAGGTTGGCGTTGACTGCATAGCCCCCATCCTGCCAGCCGCTGATCAGCTGTGGTATTTTCGGTGCTATCAGCGTCTCCACGACCTTTGACACTCCGAAAAAGCCGTTGTTCGTCGTCGGCAGCTTGTCGCACTTCAAGCGCGCGGACGAAAGCGACCCCGACACGTCGCAGACATAGCGGAAGTTAGCGGAGGCGGTGTTGTTGCTCGACACGACCACGACGTCGCTGTTGCCGACTGGAAGCAGCGATGGCAGCGCGGATATTATAGTTATGCTCATACGTTCATTGAAATTGATATTTCCTTGCCTACGACCTCGGCGATGCTTTTGACCAACTCATCCATCTTCGCATCCGTAAGTACCGAATTGAGGAATGGCCGCCCCTTAATGCCGTCACGTTTTATTTTTGATGCAATAGAATATGCGGCTTGTTCCATTGATGTTTCCGGGTCCGTATCGTCAAATTCTATCGTAACCGCCCGGTCAACAATCCATTTTTCTATTGCTTCAACGTGTTTTTTCGACGGACGAATTCGCCGGAAGGTGAAAGGCGCACCCCTGTCTACGCTCACACCATTGACGCCGTACTCGACGAACTTCCAATACGACGCCATTTCCATCGCGACCTGTGCGACCTTCTGCTCTACCGGCAACTCCGCGAAGCCTACCGACTGACGCAGGTTAAGCGTAGCCTTGGCGTCAACGCGGTCGATGCCTTCAATGGTCAGCTTAATAACATCCTGCATCCACCGAATTAGCGCTGCGTTCACGTCAGGAGATCGCGACAGGCTGAACTCCTTGGTTACGTCAGTGCCAACGCCCAGTACGTCGCCCTCTAATTTTGCGGAAAATTTCATGCAAGTAAATATCGCAACGCGAAAATCTATGCACTACGGCATCGCCTTCATCAGCAACAGCGCGTTCATGAACTCCCGCGCCGGCATGTTGAACACCTGATCCATGCGCAGTGGATCTTTGCCGGCCATGCGATAGACCACACCCACCCAGCCGTAGTTGGGCTTCTTTACGCCTTGGCCGTTGTCGTCGTCGTCCCCTGCTCCGTCAAAGACTTCCGCATAATCGTCAACAAAGGCTCGGAAAGCTGCAAAAAAAAAGCGGCATAACCCCAAACGTCACCCATGTTCATCTGCAACATCGCCTCTGCGCGCTGCT